CAAGACACGCATACTGCAACGCATCATGGACATGCGAGAAGATGTTCTTCTCAGGCTCAGAAGCAAACCGCGTCGCTCCAGCCACCTGCAACCGCCGGATCCGGTATCCCCCCAGAAAGCCGGAGCGCAACGTCGGCGCACCCGGAGCCGCACGGCTGCCCGGCCACACCAGCAGCGCAGGACCCTCCTGGTTGCGGCTCAGGAGAAGGGAGCGCACCGCACCCTGCCGCACATCAGGGTCGTTCGTCTCGGCCGGGAGAATCGGCAACCCGCACGCAGCCGCAATCATGAACGGCGTCCGCGCATCCGTCTGGGCACGCTGGCTCCCCGCAGGATCGCCCCAGGCAATCCACTGCCGCTTCGACATATGCTCAGGAAACAACTGCATGAGGTCAGGCAACACCACGTCCTTCAGGAACTGCTCCAACCCCATGTTGGACGAAACCAGCTCACGCAACACACGCCGCTGGCCGTTCACCACCTGCATCACCACGCACGCAGGCGTCAGCCCGAAGTCAAAACCCAGCACCAGCTTGACATTCGGCACCACGGGAATCGGCTCCCGGGCACGATGAAACCCATCGTCCCACTCGGGATACACCGCCAAACCATCCGCCGTGGAAGCCAGCCGGTTCATGATATACTGGTCGATGTAGGACTTCGACTTCCCCTGCGCGAGATCGAGGTAGTAGGTCGCACCAAGGTTGGAGCCGTTCTCGGCCTCGGGATTGACGCGATACCCCACAACCGTCCGGCCGTCAGGCCCGAAGTCCTCAAGCAACCCACCCGGCTGACGAAACAACGCCCACCCAGGCGGATTCACCGGAAACGTGTCACGCTCCTCAGGCGGCATCCACTCGGGAACCGGAGCCTCGCCGAACAGCCAGGAAAGCCAGCAATCGCCATCCCAGGCATTACTGTCCGCGATGAACCACTTGCGCGGAGGAATCGGCGAGCCGGGAGGCCGATAACGCCTCAACCGCTCGTCGATCACATCAATGATCTCCTTCGACTGCTCCTTGATCTCGTTGGCCCACGCGCCAGTGAGATCGAGCGACCGGAGACTCCGCAACTGGTCCGGACGATCCAGCGGAATGAACAGCACATCCGCCTCCACATCCCCGAACCGGAACTCATAGGTGTAGGGCGGGGACCACACCATCCGCCCCAGAGGACTGCCATCCGGGAACCACTGCAACCACGTCGCCATCGTCGTGCTCTTGAGCTGCGGACCCGTGTTCCGCGTCACCAGCCAACGCGACCGGCGAATCCCGTCGTCGCTCGGCGGATAGGCACACGCCAGACGGAAAATCTCCATGCAGCACGCAGCCGACTTGCCGCTGCCCACAGGACCACGGATCACACGGAACAGCGCATCGCTCCGCATGAACTCCCGCAGCACCCTGCCATCAGGGCGAAACTTCCTGGTGAACTCAACCGTCACGGGCCGGAATCACCAAACCCTTGTGATGCACCAGGCGAACGCCCTCCCGCATCGCAACCTCCCTCAGAATCCGCTCCCGGCCCGCAGGCGGTATCCCCTCGATCACACGATCCAGCTCCGCCGGGGTCGCATGAACCCCCCGCCACGGACCGAGAAGCCTTCTGACGCCAACGCGCAATCGCGCCAATTCCACAACGTCGCTCGGCAAGCCATGCATCCAGACCAACCTCCTTCGCATCCACCCAGCTGCGCATCCGCCGCAGCAGCTTGCGATCCTTCGCCAAAGGACCACGCGACCAACCAGAACTCAAAGGCGCATGGAACAAACGCGCCCTGTGCCTGGAATAAGGCCGGGGAACCAACACGATCCCCATCTCACGCGCCTCCAAAAGACGCTCAATCTCACTGATGAACACCGACACCACACGGCCATCCAAATCCCGCAAGACCTTGGGATGCAGCATCGTCTCCACCAGCTCATGCAAGCGCGTCGCGTCCTGCGGACGCAAATACCACGGGCGCGTCTCACGATACGGAACATCCCGCCACTCCGCCATCGCAACACCACGCGCCAAGGACTGGACACGCCGCGCAGCCTCACGACGCACCGACTTGTAATGCTTGCCACGCAACCGCTCAACCAACACGTGGTAATACGCCAGAAGCCGGTCATGCCAGGGATGACTCGGAAGCAACGGAAAACGCGGAAGCCCGTTCGCCCAATAGCCAGGAACATCCTGCGGATCCCGAAACCCGGACGCACGCGGGGGAGAAGAAGGCGTAAAGCGTTTCTGATCGGACATGGAACAGCTCATAGCAGAGGCAAGAGGGGGGAGGGAAGCCCGCAAGTTGGGGGGAAAAATCATAGAGGGGGGTTACCCATCCCCACGCTGGCCCGGATTTTCGGCCTCCCCCCTCCCCCGCCCTGCCCCGCAGGAACCGCTGCCAGACACGTCAGAATCTGACATCCCCCGCAATCGGTCCAGGATCGCCGTAGAGAGGCACCACGCCAACTACGTCAGAATCAGACATGCCCCTAGAAAGCCCCAGGATCGTCGTAGAGAGGCACCAGACACGCTCAGCTACCAGGGTAGCGGGCGGATCGCCAGAGCCCCTCCACGGCCTTCCTAGAGGCTTCCAGGGGCATGTCTAGGAGCCCATAAGCGCGCGTTGGTGGTGGAAGGCCCCCCCCCCCCCCCCCGCCTCAGAAATCCCACACACGCCGTAGGGACATTCGAGGAAAGCCGGTGCGCCCCCTGCCCCACCCCGAATCTTCGGCTTCGCGAAGGTATCAGCTCTACACCCCCTACCTTCGCATCCTCGAAGGTATCTCTACCTTCGCATCCTCGAAGGTATCCGCATCCCCCGCCAAGGCTCTAGGATCGTCGTAGAGTGGCCTCCGCCCTTCGCCGCTACCACCCTAGCGGCCACATCGTCGAGGCCCTTCCACGGCCTTCCTAGGGCCTTCCAGGGCCATGTCCATGCGCGTCCCTTACCCGGCTCGCGCGGCCAGCGAGCGACAAGGCTCAGCAGGCTCCCGTCAGCCGTAGAGGTTCCGGCCTGTAAGCAGGCGCGTTCTCCCTCGAAGGCTTCGGGCTTCGGCAATCGTCGGAACAGGAGTCAAAAAAGGTGTGTGTGCCGTCCCGCTCCGGCCTTCGGCCTCGCAGCATCCTGGCCCTGCACGCTCTCGACGGCTCCCCGGCTCTGGCATCAGGCTACGGGTTTCCCGTAGTCCCGGCTCTCGATCCAAAAAGGGTGTGTGTGTTGAGGCGGGGCCACACGCCTGGGGCTTGGCACTCTCTCGGGGCGGTTCACGAATTCGCGGGGTAGTGGCATTCCCTCGTCCCGGGGAAGCTCCCGGAGAAGCCCACCGGAGGGGGGTTGACGCCTTCCCCCCCCTGCACCCCCCCCATCCCCAACATACTATCCAGTTATTCACTATCTCTGGTTAGGCAGAATCAAGACTCCTGGTATTCCAACCATCTCTGGTTCTGGAAGAGTCTTCCTTGTTTGTTTAAGCATTGCCCAGGCGTCCGAGGTCCGCATATCATAAAACCTCCGTGGTCGTCAAGGTGGCACCCGCTTGCTTCACCACCAACAAGAGCCCCACCCCCAGCCAGGCGCAGCTAGGCGGCACGGGCGGCACGGTCCAGGCACGCTCACTCGCATGGCTGCGCCATGCTCCTTCGCCATGCCTGACCCTTAGCCACCCTAACAACGCATGGCTCAAGAACCATGCGTCGCTGCCGTGTCGCAGGGCAGCCACGCTCCTTCGTCGCATGGCTGCCCCGCGCCACGCCGACGCCGCCAACTGCGCACTCTCTCTCTCAACGAGGCGGCATGATACCGCCGTCCCCCAAGTGCGCTCCGTCAAGGACTCGGGCCGCTCTCATCTCGCGCGCGGAGAGGCCAAGCGGGCGGTCCAGGGCAGCACGACCATCGCGCATGGCCCAAGAGCCATGCGCGCTGCTCATGCTCGCCCCGCACCGGCCGCATGGTCGTGGCGAACGCGGCCCTCGCGGCGCTTCGCGCCGTCGCTGCGCGATCCTTGACTGCGCGGGGGGACGTCGGTCCTCCGCCTCCGTTGAGAGGAGGCGGAATGGCTCCGCTTCGGCAAACAGGAGATCAGCTATGAAGACCAAGGTTCTGAATAAGAAGAAGGATGGCGTCCCACCGGGCGCGGTCTATATCGGCCGCCCGAGCATCTGGGGCAACCCGTTCGTAATCGGGCGGGATGGCACGCGGGAAGAAGTCATCGCGCGCTACGAGAAATGGCTAATGGCCCAGCCTCGCCTGGTGGAGCGTGCCAAGGCAGAGCTGAGGGGCAAGCAGCTCGTCTGCTGGTGCGCACCCGCAGCGTGCCACGGCGACGTTCTCGCTCGCATCTGCGAGTGAGGGCGCTGCGGGGGGGGGGAATGGTTCCCCCCCCCCCTTAAGACCAACGGAGACAAGACCCATGCACAGCACACTCACCGTGATTCCCGGCCGCCCGATGCCTCGCGAGGACTGGTTCGACAGCTACCACGAGGCCAGCAAGCACGCCCGGCAGCAGGCCAGCTTCGGCTACCTCGCCTTCGTCCTCCGCTGGCTCGACGATGGAGGCTTGGAGCTCCTCGAAGAATGGAGCCAGGCAACGAAGCACTAGAACAAAGACCAGGTGCGACGCCCGCCGCTGGCGTCAACCACCCGCTCGCTTCGCTCACTGGGGTGGTTGACTCTGCGCGGCTCGGGCGTCGCTTTGGAGGAGGAGAGGGAAGGATGGTCCGACCCTCGGAGACACGGAGACAGGATATGAGCACCAAGAAGAAGCCTCAGGTTGTTAGTGGCGAGAAGCTGATGATCAGGTTCATGCCCGACTGGTCCAACGCCCTCCCCGTGGAGACGGCCGCAGCCATCGAGGACGTGGCGCGGGCCAGCGGCGACGCCTTCGTCGATATCTTCATGCGCAGCAGCCCCGGTGAGCTGGGGATCACGCTCGACGAGGCCAAGACGTATGCGGACCGCACCGCGCGCGACCACGCCTTCGCCTCCGCCAACAAGCGCAACACGCTTGAGCGGATCATCAACACCCTCCTGGACTACGCGAAGGACCGCTGCGAGAACGCAGCGAACGTGGAGGACTACGCGCGGCGGCGCGTTGCGGACCTCAGCGTGGGGACCTCGGGCAGCGAGGTGGTGAGCGTCCAGATCGCCGAGGAGCTGGACCGCCTCGACTGCCAGGTTCACGACGCCTTCAAGGCGGCGGCCTTCGCCAACGCGGTGCTCATCGCCGCCGAGGAGGCGGGCCTGACCCGCTTTGAGCGCCGCGACTACAGCTACGCCTCGCGCAAGGCCTCGATGCCGCGCGACGCGGCCAAGCCGGTCACGCCCATGACCGACCGGCAGCGCGCTCAGCTCGCGAGGCTCACGCGGTAGCACCCGCGTCGGGGGGGAGGCTTCGGCCTCCCCTCGATTCCCGGTATCCGTCAGGTGGAAACAACCCCGCCCGCCCTCCCCCTGCCACCACACTCAGAAGCTGCTGCCAGCAACCGTCATGCAACCCGGCATCCAGCGAGCGTCAGCAGTCCCTCGGCACCAGGCATCCATCGGGTGGCAGCGGTCCCTCCTGCCCGGCGTGCGTCGCGTGGCAGCGGTCCCTCCCGCCCGGCGTGCGTCAAGCGGAGGGGGGAAGACGCCTTGGGAACGCAAGCTGCCGCGATTCCCGCGCCAACCTCATGGCCTTGCGCCCCACGCGGCCTGCGGGCTTCTCCCACCGGCTGGACACTGAAAGTTTCCAACCAACGGCTTGCCTTGGGACCAGCAAGCTGCCCTCGACTTTCCTGCAACCCCAAAGCCTTGGAGGCAAACAATGACGCACACCACCGACACCAGGATTCTCACGATCCACGCCCTAAACGACGTAGTGAATGCTGCCTTGTCCAAGCTGGGCAGCGACATTTCCGTGCCGTGGTATACGACGGTTTCGGGAATCTACAACCTGCGTCGCGTGCTGGACATTGCGAAGGCGATGACGCACGAGCTGCACGGCCATGACCAGTTGCCGTTGTTGAAGTCCACCCTGGCGCAGACGGAGCTGGGCATCAACCGCTTGGAGCGTCGCGGCAGGCTGCTGAACGGAGAGCACGATGCGTGACCCTGCCCTCTGGCTCATCGCAGCCTTCATTGCTTCTGCCGCCCTGGGCATCGTTGCCGGGTGGCTTGTGCCCATGTAGCCAACGGAGAAGGAGACGTGTCATGACGTTTCATATCGGCCCTGTGAGTCACGGCACCCTGCGTGCCGAGGATTTGGGCCCCACGTTTCTCTGCGTTGCCCTGCGCATGCTGCGTGGCAGGAAGCGAGAGAAGTGGCAGTCCGAGGTCATCCGGGATGCCCGCGCCGAGGACAGGCGTGGCTGGACTGGCGAGTATGCCAGCGAGGTCATCGAGGAGTTGGAGAGCCTGCTGAGCCAGCTCGCACCGCCCTATGTGTATTTCGGTGCGCACGAGGGCGATCCGGCCGACTTCGGCTTCTGGCCCGACTGGCGGGCCATTGAGGACGCCATGCGTGACGGCGAGATTCGCGTCATCAAGGCGGGCGACGAGGTGCCCAAGGACTACCGTGGTTATGTGATTGCCCTGACGGACCACGGCAACGTGACGCTCTACGCCAGGACGGATCGCGGCATGCGCGAGCTGTGGTCTTGCGTGTGAGCCGCCAACAGAAGGAGACACGACGATGCTGCCGACCGACTTGCAGCAGATCTTCGACACCGTGGCCGAGCACCTGATGCGGCAGGGCATGCCTGCGCTGCGTGACGATGTTCCAGGCAATCACAAGCTCAAAGTCACCGGCTTTTGTGCCTACCGCAATGCGGCAGGGTTGCGCTGCGCCGTGGGCGTGTTCGTTCCCGACGAGCTTTACACGCCCGATTTCGAGGACAGGACGGCCTGGCATGTCCTGTCGGCCTGTGGCCTGATTTCCGAGGACGAGTGCAAGAGCTACGTTTCTTGCGACGGGAGCCGCCTGGACCTTCTGACAAGCCTTCAACGTGTTCACGACTCGGCGGCGCGATGGCCTGACCGTTACACGCCGCCTGTTGCCAGCCGTGGTCCTGCGGCGGTGCGTGCCTTCTGGGCTGACAAGCTGCGGGATGTGGCGCGGGAGTTCGGGTTGCGGGTGCCGCCATGCGTGTCATGAAGGCATGCGCGAGCTGCGGTCTTGCGTGTAAGTAACCCACAGAAGGAGACACGACGATGCTTCCTACCGATCTTCAAGAGATTCTTGATGTTGTTGCGGCTCACTTGATGCAGCAGGGCGTGCCTGCGCTGCGTAGCAGCATTCCAGAAGCGTGGGACGACCTCAACGACGGGGTTTGTGCCTACCTCAGCCCTGATGGGTTGCGCTGCGCCGTGGGTGCTTTCATTCCCGAAGAGCTTTACAGGCGCGACATGGAGGGCCAGTCGGCTGCGCATGTTCTCGAGGCCTGTGGCCTGATTTCCGAGGAGGAGCGCAAGAGCTACGCTTTCGATGACGGAAGCCGCTTGGACCTCTTGACGAGACTCCAACGTGTGCATGACGAAGTGATGATCAGCGCGAGCAGGAAGATCAACCCCGCCGATCCTGACAAGGTTCGCCGGTTCTGGGCGGAGCGGTTGCGCGACGTTGCCCGCGATTTTGGCCTGAACCCACCCCCTGCCATCGAGGGGATCGATGGGTGCTAGTCCCTCAAGTCGATCTCGATATGGGATTGCGGCTTGACTTCCACCCTTTCCGGGGGCTTGAGGCCGATGCGGTCCAGGATGGCGATGACTGCATCGAGCTTCACTTTGCCCGACACGCGCGGATCCGTCAGGATCTGGCGCAGCACCCTGGGTGCCATGCGGGAGAGCAGCACGACCTCGCGTTCGACGCGGGCGCGCATGGCTTCCTTGAACTTCGGCTTGCTTTGCGCCACGCCTGCATGCGCTGCGGTCGGAAAGCCTGCAAGCCGGGCAGCGTGTTCCACCGTGTCGTTCAGGTCTATCTGGAACAGGGCTTCCACAAGCCTGCGCTGCGGCGGCGTCAGGGGCGCAAGGCCGTCGTCCTCGGCGAGCACGTCGTCGCTGGCGTGCAGCGTGAGCTGCTCAAGCTGCGCAAGCGCTTGTTCCTGTTCAAGCTGCCCGACATTCTGGGCTGGCGCTGGATCGGGCTGGCGTCGTCGTGCCATGACTTCTCCTATTGGCAATGGGAGAATGCACATGCAACGCAGCAAGTTCAACAGCCAACGGGTTGTCGTCGCTGGCCTGCGCTTCGACAGCAAGGCGGAAAGCGAGCGCTGGTGCCAGCTCGAGGCCTTGCAGCAGGCGGGGCGCATCACTGACCTCAGGCGTCAGGTGCGCTTCACCTTTCCTGTCGTGACCGACACGGGCAGGCGCTATGCCTACGTTGCCGACTTCCAGTATTGCGACGAGGCTGGTCAGCTTGTCGTCGAGGACGTGAAGGGGCACGAGACGGAAGCCTCCAAGATGAAGCGCGCACTCATGCGCCACTTCTTCAACATCGACGTAATCCTTTACCGCAAGAGAAGGAGACAGACACATGCCAACGCCACCACCATTCAATAGCCGCTGGCTCTGGCCACGCGGCGAGCCTCTTGTCTTCGAGATGCAGGCTGGCCTGCTTAGGAAGACGGAGAAGCACAACGCCAGGGGCAGGGAGGGCATGGACGAATGGGGCATCACGCTCACCGTGACGGGCACCCGGCACCCTGCCGTGTTCTCCTACTGGATGGGCACGGGCCATCGCCGTGTGCGGGAGTTTGTCACCTATGGCCCGCCTACCAACAAGGCTCCGCCTGTCCGGTTGAGCACGGCTTTCGATGAGCAGGTTTGGGCCGCAGCGGTGCCGATGCCGCCCGGCATCGAGGACGTGCTGACTTCCTTGGCCACCGACACGAGCATGGCCCTTGAGATGCCGCGCACCATCGGCAATGCGATGCAGCACCTTATCGACGAGGGCTGCGCGCCCGAGAACCCGCGCGAGCTTTACGAGCTTGTCGAGGCGTTGCAGCGCCAGACCGACATGCTCGATCAGCTCCTGCGCGGCACGGGTGCCACGCTGCGGGAGTTCGCCACCATTGCGGAGGTCCTCCAATGAAACGCAAGCCCATCCCGATGACGGCCGACTGGCGACCCGATCCCGAGAAGCAGGAGATCATCGCCTCGCAGTTTCCGGGCCTCGACTTCGCCTTGGAGCTGCGCCACTTCCGCGCGTGGTGGATGGCGCGGTCCATCAACCGTGCCGACTGGGACCGCGCGTGGCTCAACTGGGTCAAGCGCTCGCGGCTCTACAACGACCCCACGCCGATCAAGCGCCCGCCTTTGATCCGCGAGGCGTTGGAGAAGATCCGATGACCGATCTCGCGCGGTCCGACGGCCGGACTGTCGCCCCGTGGGATGAGGCTTTCAGGCTGATCGGCACGGACAACTGGCAGACGGTTCATCATGTCAGCAAGCTGCCCAGTGTCGAGGCGATCATGGATGCCACACGGCAGGTGGAAGCGAGATGCCAGCCATGTGGCAGGGAGGCTGGCAAGCAACTGGCCTTGCTGCTGCTGGGCATCTATCCTTATGCCAAGCCGCACGAGGCCGATATCTATGTGCGCGGCATCGTATCGACCCTGGCTTCGTTCCCGAGGGACGTGGCCGCCACGGCGGTGGATGTGGTATCACGCACCTGCAAGTTCCTGCCCACGCGGGCGGAGCTGCACTCCGCCTGCGAGGAGGCGATGCGACCCAGGCGCGATGCCCTGGCCGTGTTGCGCCGCGCCAGACACGAGGTGCAGGACCGCGAGCAGCGTGCGCAGCGTGAGCGGGACGAGCCGCCCCCGTTGTCGCCGGAGCAGCGGGCCGAGTTCCTCGAGAGACTCCGGCATTGGCGCACGCAGCAAGAGGAGTGACGCATGCCCACACGATCCTACACCGTCCTCGAATCCCAGGAGCCGAACGCGATCCTTCTGGAATGGACGGGCCTTCTGCAAGGCGACGATGGCGAACCGTTCGTCATCCCCTATGGGGCTTGCTACATCTGGGGCGAAGTGTGGGGCAACTTCGGCAGCGGCGGGACTATCCGCTTCGAGGGCAGCCTGACGGGCACCACGTGGGGCATCATGATCATGGAGAACAACAGCGCTGCCTCCTTCACTTCGGCTTCCTCGGCCGCCGTCCGTGGCACGCCGCGCCTGATTCGCCCCAACGTCAGCGCGGGCACCGGCCAGAACCTCTCGGCGCGCGCGTTCCTGGCCGGACTCAAGCTGCTCGGCTAGCTTCGGGAGGGAGCGGTGCCCCCGCCCCTCCCATCACTCCCCACAAGGAAGGAGACATGCCACCCAGACAGACCATCATCACCATGAACGATCACCGGCGTGTGGTGTTCGACCACGCCAGCCGCATGATGCACATGGGGCACATGCGGGTGCCGGTGAACAACTGGTGGGCCGAGCTGCTGGCGTTATGGCAGCATGCCAGACGCCGGGGCTGCAAGGTCCGCGTCACACAACCACAAGGAGACACACCATGGACGACCTCCGACACTTGATCAAGGACGGGATACCGCTCGACAACGACGAAGAGCTGCGCGCCGAGCAGCGCGCGGATTCCGAGCATCTCACGCGCGCGCTCATCGACGAGGCGACGCAGCTTCTTCTGGACCTGCACGATGCTCTCGCAAGGGACGGGCGCGTGCCTGTGGACGTGCTCATCGACATGGCCCGGATGGTCGAGGGACACGCGGAGAAGCTGGCCAGGCTGATCCGCCTCAGCCGGGAGATGTGGCCATGACACCTCTCATCCGTTGCTCGGACCTGCCGTTGCTTTACAGCGACGAGGGCCGACGCCGCTTGTGGGCCAAGCACCAGCCCGGCTATGTGCCGGAGCCGCCCACGCTGGCAATGCAGATGGGCCATGCGTTGGAGGACCTTGGCCGCCAGGCCTTCACTGCGGCTACCGGCATCGACCTCTACCGCACCGAGATGGTGCTTGAGCGCGAGGACCTGGGCATCAAGACGAGCGGCATCGACGGCATGGGCATCCGCGATGGCGAGCGGTTCTTCTACGAAGGCAAGGCGTTGCATGGGCGCGATCCCATCGAGATTGCGGCGCAGCACTACATGCCGCAGATCGTGGGCTACTCGCTCATCACGGGCACCCGGCTCTGCGCTTTCGGCGTCATCTCCAAGAAGGACAGCGCCTTCGACTACCTCTGGATCACCGTGTCCATGGAGCAGCAGCGGGATTTGCTGCGGCGCGTGGCCGACTTCCGAGGCTGGCTGGCGGTGGGTGAGGAGCCTTTGGACTTCGCCTCTCCCGAGCCGCCTGCGCCGCTTGTCAGCCTCGATGCGTTGGGCGTGAAGCGCGCCGACGATCCGGCGCTGACGGATGCGCTTTCTGCCTGGGTGCGGCTCAAAGAGCAGGTGGCGCAGTTCGAGGAGCTGCGTGGCATCCTGACCAGCGCGCTGCCTCAGGATGCCTCGACGCTGCTGCTGCCCAACGGCAGCCTTGTGCGCACGAAGCGCGGTGTGGCGATCCACTCGCTGGCAGACGAGCCCCAGCGCATCAGGAGGCTGCGGGATGGTTGACCTCTCCCGCATCTTCCAGGCGTTGCGGCTGGCCGAATCGTCCCTGCCATACCGAGCGCCAAAGGACGAGCTGCGACGCATCGACATGGCCATGGCCTATGTCAACGGCGCGCGCGACGGCATCGCCGCTTGCGGCTGCCAGATGCCCGAAGCCCTGCACCAGACGCATGCCAATCTGCAAAGCCTTGCAGAGAAAACGCTTGCGCAGATCGAGCTGCACAAGTAGGATCGCTCACCAACGAAGGAGAACCCACATGGACGACACGACGCTTTCCAGGCACATGGAGCTCTTCGACTTCCTGCGCACGCCGGATCCGAAATACACCAAGCGGTTCACGCGCGGCGGCGGCTTCGCGGGCACCGCGATCAATGCCACGTGGGTGGCGTCCCGGCTCACCGCAGCCTTCGGCCCTGTCGGCCAGGGCTGGGGCGTCCAGGTCGATGACGAGCGGTATGTCGAGGGTCACGTTCTCGACGACCGTGGCAATCGCTCCATCATCCACGTCCTGCGCATCAGCCTGTGGTGGCGGCGGAACGAGGAGCGTCACTTCGTCACCGCCTACGGCCAGACCACCTTTGTCGGTGCCACCAAGAACGGGGTGTTCACCGACGAGGAGGCTCCGAAGAAGTCCCTCACGGATGCGATGACCAAGGCGGCGAGCTGGCTTGGCGTTGCTGCCGACATTCACATGGGCCTCTTTGACGACAACAAGTATGTGCAGGCTGCCGAGAAGGCGTGGGCACCGGAGCGCGACGAGGCCCCCGGCATCGTGGTGACGATGGACGAGCCCGCCATCCGCTCCCGTTGGGAGGGGTGGAAGAAGCTGGCCGACACGGCCAAGACGCCTGCCGAGCTGCGCCAGCACCGGCCGGGGCTGGTGGACCTGGTGCAGCAGGCGAAGCAGGGGCAGCATGCTGCCCTCTGCGACGAGATGGCCGCCGACTACAACGCGCGGCTGGCGAGGCTCACGGGAGCCTCGGAGTAGGAGCCAGCCCATCGGGGGCTGGCACAACGCACAGGAGACTGACATGGACCTCAATCGCATCACCATCATCGGGCGTCTCGGGCGCGATCCCGAGGCGCGCACGCTGCCCAGTGGGCAGTCGGTTGTGACCTTCTCCATCGCCACGAGCGAGAAGTGGAAGGACAAGAGCGGCGCGCAGCAGGAGCGCACCACCTGGCACACCATCAGCGTGTGGGGCGACGGCCTTGGCCGGACCCTCATGCAGTATGCCCGCAAGGGCACGCGCCTCTACGTGGAGGGCAGTGTCCGGATTCGGACCTACCAGGACAAGAACGGCAACGAGCGCCTGTCCTACGAGGTCCACGTCGCTGCGACGGACCGCGTGATCCTGCTCGATGGCCCCCGCGCCAAGGTGGAGGAGGCCCCGGCCCCTTCCGTGGCCGACCTCGACGACGAAGTTCCGTTCTGACAACCCCAGGCACAGGAGACACCCATGCCTCTCGACATGACGAGCCTCAGCAACTACGGCTTCATTCCGGCTGACCATGCGCAGCCGCGCTTCTTTCCCGTGTCCGTCTCTCGCATCTACGACGAGGACGGCCACGAGCTGCCCGGCTACCAGCGCGTCAGGCGCGATGATACGGGCGATACGCTGGCGATCCACACGGACAGCTATCGCCTGGTGAGCAATGAGGAGGCGTTCAGCGCCTTCGAGGAGGCCGTCTGGGATAGCAGCCTCGACAAGACGGGCATGCAGATCGCGACCGACTACGCCAATGGCGGGGCGCGCGTGTTCCGCCAGTATCTCCTCCCCGCGCATCAGGTGGAGGTCCGGCCGGGTGCGGTGGTTGCCCTTCGGCTGCTGATGTTCAACAGCTACGACGGCACCGTTGCCTTCAAGGGCATGTCCGGCGCGTTCAACTTCGTCTGCGCCAACACGGTGGTGCGTGGCAAGACCTTCGGTTCGTTCAGCTTCAAGCATACGGCGGGGGTGCGGGCTGCGCTCGACATGCCAGCGGCCTTCGCTGGCCTGACGCGCGCGGCCGAGGAGTTCGAGGTGATGGCCCATCAGTTCCGCCGGTGGTCTGCCCTTGCCCTCAGCCCCACGGCTGACCGCGAGCGCATCGAGGCGGTGCTGCGCGCCATCCCGCAGTCGTCCGACGAGCTGGTGGATCACCTGCTGGCGCAGTGGCTGCGGGTGCTGGACGATCCTTCGCCCAATGGCGGTGCCACGGCGTGGTCCTTGTTCAACGTGCTGACGGCCTGGGCGACGCATACGGAAGGCAGGGTGAGGTCGGCGCGCTTCGACCGTGAGGCGCGTGTGGCCAAGGTGCTTGAGAGCAAGGCGTGGGGGGAGCTTGTCGCATGAAGAAGGAGATCGACGAGTATGGCGAGCTGATCCTGTCGGTCGAGGACACGCGCAAGCGTGTCCTCAGCGACCTGCTCGACATGAGGCGTCACGACTCAACCAGCATCACGAGCAGCGCCATCGCCATCTACATCAGGACGCTGCAAGCTGCCGAGGCTCCCGACAAGGACGGCAGGCTGCCCAGCACGAAGGAGATCGGCGAGCGCCTGGAAAGCGAGGCTGCCATCCACCGCCGGGTGCATGACGCCCTCCGGACGGTGGCGGCGAGATACCAATACGAAGTCGTCAAGGAATGGAGGAAGTCATGAAGCTCGAACGCGCAAAGCGGCTGATGGTGGAGTGGCGGCTAGCCCTGCTGCTTGCCATCGCCTTCTTCGTGATGCTGCTGGCAAGCACCTGCGTCCATGCCAGCGAGTTGCAGCCGCAATCGTGGCGCGGGCATACCGGCGAGGCGGGGGATGGCACGTCGCGCTTTGCCACCTGCAACAACGTGGCGGAGGGGTGGTCCTACAACGAGGACTGCTGCTGCACGACCGGGTGGTGCGCGCCGATCCCGCATGGTGCGGTGCGTGTGACGCCTGACGGCTATGTGGTCACGCTCCGTCCTGGCGAGCATCCGAGGGCCACCACGCCAGTCAGCTTCCTGGTGCCGTTCCGGCAGGCGGGCAGCTCTCCCAACGGGTCCTATCATGCCTGCGGCTCGACATGGGCGACCGATGGCGGCAGCCTGCGGTGCCTGCTGGTGCCGCCGGGAGGCGTGTGATGAGCAGCGAGCACACGCTGCGCAAGCGCATCCGGGCCTTGGAGCGCGAGCTTGCCCAGGCGGCCGAGAAGGAGCTGACGCATCAGGAGGTGCGGGAAACCATCTTCTGCCTGGCGGAGACGGGCTATGAGCCACGCCTGTTCGACTACAAGCTGCCCGTGGGCCATCCCGGCACCCCCGTCATCTGCCTGGGCGACTGGCATGCTGGCGAGGTTGTGCGGCCTGATGAGGTTGGTGGCATCAACCGCTTCAACGCCTCTGTCCTGACGCGCCGTGTCAGCCGTGTGGTGGAGACGGCCATCGGGTTGGCGAAGCAGCACCTGGCCAATGGCACCTACAAGGCGGCGTATGTGCCCCTGCTCGGGGACATGGTGAGCGGGGAGATTCATGACGAGCTGGCGCGGACGAACGAAGCGAGCCTGTTCCAGTCCATCATCATCGCTGCGGATCTTCTGACCGGTGCCCTGCTCAAGCTGCAAGAGGCGTTCGGGCGCATCCATTGCCCGGCCGTGTGCGGCAACCACGGCCGCATCGACCGCAAGTGGCAGGTCAAGAGCTTCACCGCGCGCAATGCGGACTGGCTCATCTACCAGATGGTCGAGGCGCGGATGAGGGCCATGGGCGTCTCGACCGTCACCATCGACGCGCCTGCCTCGAACGAGGTGCTGTTCACCGTCCACAACACGTCGTTCCTGGCGGTGCATGGGCATGACCTCGGGGTGAAGGGCGGCGACGGGATGATCGGTCCTCTCGGCCCCATTCTCCGTGGCCGCTACAAGATGGAGAGCCAGAA